ACGCGACAGGCTCGATCGCAGACTACGATACAGCGTTGGCAGAGCAGGGCACGGCCAGTCGATACTACGTCGGCACGTTTCCCGCGGCGATCACGGCAGGCGTCTACAATGTCGCGTTCTATCTGCGAGCAGGCGGAGCCCCGGCTGAGGGTGATACGCTTGTGGGCGTGGCGGCCATGCAATGGGATGGCAGCGCGGAGATCGACCTGTCTGATCTCGCGGTTGACCTGAGCACTCAGGGCAAGGCCGATGTGAACGCCGAGGTTCTGGACGTGCTGAGCACGGACACGCAAGCAGAGCTAACGGCGGTGCCGTCACAGCCTGCTACGATCAAGGATATGATCCTGTGGCTGTTCACGCTGGCACGCAACAAGCGAGAGGCGACGGCCAGCACTGACATAGTGAAAAAGGACGACGGCACAACGACCGTCGCAACATCGGCGATCAGTGACGACGGGACCACCACGACACGCGGCGAGTATGCATAATGGACAGCAAGAATACACGACTGTCATACATCGGCTACGGCACGCCAGGCGGTACGCTGCCAATGCCTGACGGCGCGATCAGCAGCACCGAAGCTGACGGCTCTGATATGCGGCACCTGCTCCAACTGATCCGCACGCTGCCGAGTATTCCCATTGCGATTATCTCGTGGCTGTTCTTCAACGATCAACCTGTTAAGGGCTCGCCATAATGGCACTGAAAAACCAAGGCCTGACGGTCACATACACGGCGATCAATACGACGAGCGGTGCGCAGGTGACCGGCGACGTTGGCAATCATACGCTGCGGGTTATCACTGACGGCAGTTCCGCAGCACCAGCGAATGCGGCAACGGAGATCGACGCGACGAACGCTCCGGGCGAATACAAGATTACACTTACCGCCGCCGAAATGAACGGCGACTTTGTTACGCTGGCCGGGGTATCATCGTCGGCGAACGTGGTCATCGTGCCGATCAAGATCGCAACCGAGCGGGGCGTACTGCCAACTGTGGCGGCGGGTGCGGCAGGCGGTTTCGTCACCGGCGACGGTTCAGTGACCTTCACCGCAGGCGTGGGCAATCGCCCGGCTGTCGATGCCGTGGCTATCTCGGCGGACACCACAGCGGCGGACAACCTTGAGGCAATGCTGGACGGTACCGGTGGCGTGACACTGACCGCTGATATCGACGGTGCCGTATCCGGTGCGGTCGGCTCAATCAGCGCCATCACATTCCCGACGAACTTCGCTTCACTCTCAATCGACGCCAGTGGTCGCGTGGACGTTATCAAGTGGGCCTCGACCACAATCGCGGTCGGCACAGTGAGCGGGCTGCCCACGGTTGACCTTGAAGCGATCAACAACGACGCGGCCAAGGCTGGCTATCTCGATACCATGATCGGCAACGGGATACTGACAGCGACGTTCACGGGCAACCTGACCGGCTCAGTAGCGTCCGTAGTCGGTGCAGTTGGTAGCGTCACCGGTGCGGTAGCAAGCGTCACAGCAGGCGTCACGCTCGCCAACAACGCAATGTCTGCCGCTGCGAGTGCAGCCGACTTCTTGGCCGAGATCAATACCCAGGTCGATACGGCAATCGTGACGTATGGCCTTGACCATCTGGTGAGCACGTCGGTTGCGGGCACTGATATTGCGAATGACAGTATCGTCGCGTCGCTGGTGAGTAAGTCGGCAACCGCCGATTGGGACGACTTCAACAATACGACGGACTCATTGCAGGCCATCGTCGATACCGGCCTGACTGTATCCGGCACCGTCAATGCTGATGTGGTGAAGATCAGCGGTGATAGCACCGCCGCCGACAACCTTGAACTGTTCATGGATGGGACCGGCTATGCGGGCGGGACCATCAAACTCGGCGTTGATGTTGTCAAGATCAGCGACGACGCGACTGCGGCCAACAATCTCGAACTGATGTATGACGGCACTGGCTATGCTGGCGGGACCATCAAGCTCACGGTTGACGCCGTAAAGATCAGCGGCGATGGAACTGCGGCCGATAACTTGGAAGCGATGCTCGACGGCACGGGCGGCGTTACATTGACTACCGCTATCGTCGGCAACATCACGGGCAACATCACAGGGAGCCTGACAGGCTCGGTCGGGTCTATCAGTGGCATCACGTTCCCGTCGAACTTCGCTGACCTGAGCATCACGTCATCGAGCGGGCGGGTGGATGTAGCGTCATGGGTAGGAACCGCTGTTGCCATCGGCGGATCAAGTGGCTTGCCTAATGTCAACATCGAGGCGATCAATGACGACTCTACCAAGGCGACGTATCTGGATACCATGATCGGCAACGGCGTCTTTACTGCTGATATCACGGGCGACTTATCCGGCTCTGTCGGTAGCGTCACAGGGGCGGTCGGCTCGGTGACTGGTGCTGTGGGGTCAGTGACGGCGGGCGTTAGCCTTGCTGCTAATGCAATGTCGGCGGCGGCCTCGGCGGCGGACTTCCTCGCTGAGATCAACACGCAAGTCGATACGGCCTTGTCTGACATCGGCCTCGATCACCTCGTCAGTGCATCCGTCACGGGCACCGACGTTGCCGACAATTCGATCATCGCTCAATTCGCCAGCAAGTCGGCTACGGCGGATTGGGATAGCTACGATAATACGACCGACTCTTTCGAGGCATTGCAGAGCGTGGGCGTCACGGTCTCAGGCACGATCAGCGCGGACGTGGTATCAATCTCCGGCGACTCGACTGCTGCGGACAATTGGGAAGCCATGCTCGATGGCACCGGCGGCGTGACACTGACTGCGAACGTCACGGGCGACATCACGGGCAGCCTGAGCGGGTCGGTCGGCTCTGTCACGGGCGCGGTCGGTAGTATTTCGGCCATCACGTTCCCGACCAACTTCGCCAGCCTCTCAATCAACGCATCAGGTCGGGTTGACGTGGCATCGTTCATCGGCACAGCAGCAACCTTGAGCGTTGGCGGATTGCTCGCCGTCGATGCACAGACGATCAGCAACAGTGGTACAGCGGCGGATAACGTCGAGTCACTGATTGCCAATCTTGACGCGACAATCAGCAGCCGGGCGGCAGCCTCGACAGCACTATCAACATCAACTTGGACAGCCGCCCGCGCTGGTTACCTCGACGAGCTGAACATCGGAGCAGAGGCGATTGCACACACGGGCAACGCGGCCAGCTTCATGGCGGACGTGTCGGCATTGGCAACGTCGGCGGCGTTGGCTGTGATCGATGGCAACGTTGACACGCTCATCACGAACGTGCCGGACGTTATCAGCTTGGCTGCGATCAACGCTCAGGTTGACACCGCACTGACCGATTACGATGCTGTCGTGCCTGCCGATCTGCCGACGAACTTCGGCAGCCTTGATATCGACGTTAGCGGGTACGTGCTGATCCAAGGGACGATCAACGACCTTGATACCCTGAACGATCCGACAGCCGCTGCGATTGCCGATGCAGTGTGGGACGAAACGTCAGGCGATCACATAGCGGCAGGCTCGACCGGCTTGCAACTCAGCCTGATAGCGTCAGGCGGCGGCACGGCTACACTGGCGAATCAGACGAAGATACTCGGTCTTGTGCAAGGCAGGTTGCACTGATGCACAGCCTCACTAACAAAACAGAGAAGCTACAGCCTCAACCGAAGTGAATCAGCGGCACATGGATAGCAGCACGTGGCAAAGAAGAAAACCAAAGCGACCAAGGCCAAGCGGCGGAAGCCGCACACCTACGCTCGGCCCGGCGAGATGGAAGAGCGCATCGAGCTTATCGCTAAGCTGCTTGCTCGTGGTCTGTATCTGTCTGACATCAAGCGCGTGTGTAAAGAGAAGTGGAACCTCAGCGGCAACTACGTGCACAAGACCTACGTTCCGCTCGCTCAGAAGCTACTTCGAGAACGACTCACACGCGGCGAGATCGAATTGCAGACTGACGCGATGGCGTTCTACGAACACGTTATCCGCGATCCGAACGAATCGACAGACCACAAACTCAAGGCACGCAAGCAGCTTGACAAGTTGCTCGGACTTGCTCGGCCTGTCCGCGTTGACATCACCACGGGCGGCAAGGAAGTCAAGGGCTACATCGGCATCGACTTGGACAAGGTTTGATATGATGGCTGCAATAACCATCCCCGATGAAGTTGATCCCGGCACTGTCTATCATCCGCGTGGCGCGTCCGCCGAGCTGTTCGACTGCCATGATCGAGAGGTTCTGTTGGCCGGCCCAGCTGGCACCGGGAAAACGAGATCGCTGCTTGAGAAGGCGTATCTGTGTGCCATGAAGTATGACGGAATGCGGTGCCTGTTCGTTCGCAAGACGCGGGCGTCATGTACAACGTCGGTACTCGTGACCTTCGAGTCGAAGGTCGTACCGCCCGGCAAGGCGATCCTGTACGGCCCCGCTCGCCGCAACCGGCAGAGCTATCGATTCGAGAACGGCAGCGAGATTGTAGTCGGCGGGATGGACAAGGCAGAGAAAACCCTGTCGACAGAGTATGACCTGATTTGTCTGACAGGTGACGCCATTATCCAAAGCCCCTCGATTATCAAGCACGCATCTAAACGAGCATATTCAGGCCCACTCGTCACGATAAGGACTGCCGCCGGCAACGTACTCACCGGCACCCCGAATCACCCTATATTGACCGATCATGGATGGGTCGGACTTGGCAGCCTCACACTTGGCAACAATGTAATCAGCAGCCGATTCAGTCAATCGGAACGACCGTGCAGCGATCCAAACATAGAGAACCATCCAGCCCCTATCGCAGATATAGCGCGTGCGTTGTCGCTCACGGAGTCGAGTAGAACCGAGCGGATTGAAACTGTACCGATGAACTTCCACGGCGACGGGGGGTATGGCGATGTCGATATTGTAACGGCCGACAGCAACTTCCATAGCTGTATTCAGTCCACGGTCTATCAGCCATGTGTTGAGTTTGACTGCCGATGGCGAGATTTTCAATCCCAGCCGTTCATGCGTCTTCGCTCTCTTGATTTGTTGATCTTCGGTATGAGTGCAACCCCGATTCTTTTCCCAAGCAAGCGGAGCGATTCGTCGGGCATGTTCTGCCGCTTGGCCACTCAGGCGGCGTCGCTCTCTAACTTTTGCTCCACCTTCTTGAAACCTCTTAACCCATTCTGCATTTCCAGGATGATTGATCCTGATTTTCCCGGCTTCACTCGGGTCATAAACTTGGGCACCACGACTGCGGAGTTCGGTTCTAATCATCGAGTTACTGATCCCGAATTGTGCGGCAACCGCAACAAGCCCGCCGTCGCCGTTCAAGTAAGAGGCGACGGCATTATCGAGCGTGGATTGCGGGATCAAGAAGCCACGGTCTCGCATCATGGCGGCATCTCGGGTCGATCTAATCGATACACCTCGGGCTTTAAGCTGTTGACGAAAACGGGCGACTCCGATCTTGAGATCGGCGCAAATGGTCTTGGCGGACTTGCCAGCGATGTAGTCGCTGATCGCATCGTCCATATCGAAACGGTCAATAATGCGAAGTGTGGGCATGTTTACAATCTCCAAACAGAGGCAGGTTGGTATTTTGCTAACGGCATTATAACACATAATTGTGCATTTGAGGCAACAGAATTAACAGAACATGACTGGGAGATGCTGCAACGTGCCAAGCGAAATAACGTCATGCCGTATCAGCAGGCGATCGCGGACTGCAACCCGGCAGGCTCTCGGCACTGGCTGAACATGCGAGCGAACACCGATCAGATGACCCGGCTAATCTCGCACCACGAAGACAACCCGCTGCTCTACAATGACGACGGTACGATCACGCCAGCAGGTGACGAGTACGTCAATCACGTCCTTGAGAAGCTGAGCGGCGCACGTTACCAACGACTGCGGCTCGGCAAGTGGGCTGAGGCTCAGGGCGTGGTCTACGCCGACTTCGATCCTGCCATCCACCTGATAGAGCCGTTCCCCATCCCGAAAGAGTGGCGGCGGATCCGCTCCATCGACTTCGGCTATACCAACCCGTTCGTCTGCCAGTGGTGGGCGATGGACAACGACAACCGCATGTTCATGTACCGTGAGATGTACATGGGCAGCCGGATCGTTGAGGACCACGCCAAGCAAATCAACAGCCTGAGCGGTGACGAATACTTCGAGGCGAGCGTTGCCGACCACGACGCCGAGGACAGGGCCACACTTGAGCGGCACGGCATATCGACCAGTGCTGCGGTCAAGACGATACGCGGCGGCATAGACGCTGTGACGGCGCGGCTCAAGAAGCAGCGCGACGGCAGGCCGAGCCTGTTCGTATTCCGCGATAGCCTGGCTGAACTTGACGCCGACCTGGAAGATCGCAAGCGGCCGGTCTGTACGCCGCACGAGTTCGAGGCTTACGTCTGGCCGACTGTCAAGGAAGGCGCGGCCAACGCTCGCAACCCAAGGGAAGTACCGCTCGATCGTGACGATCACGGTATGGACGCCATGCGTTATGCGGTCGCCTACGTTGACGGCATCAGCGCAACTGACGTTCTGCCGGTCAGTGTCCCGAGCGCTGTCATTGGCGATGGCGTGATTGATATGGGCGGGTTCCCCGAGATTCCTAACCTCGGCGTGTCCGATCTTGACAATGAGGAACTGTGGACGGATGGCTAATATCAAAGTGAAAATCGACTTCGATGTTGTCGGCCGCGACTCGATGGCCGGGCTGATTACTGATCTGTACCTGCTGCTGGACAAGATCGAATCAGGCATCGTCGATCCAGTATCCGTTCGTGCTGAGTGCGATCAGATACGAGCCAGGCATAAGGCGAGCCTCAAAGCTGACAGCCGCAAGGCAATACTTATAGGGGCCGACCCCGATGATTCGTGACTACCTGTTCAACATCGCAAAGGCGTTTGACCCGAGGCCATACTTCGGCGCGTCGATCGCTCTCACCGAGTCACGCGGAGTGCACGGCCAGAAGACGCAACCGTTCAGCTATCAACTGGCGGTCGATCAGTTCTATTCGTGGGTGTTCATTGCGGCGAATCTAAATGCGAAGGCTGTAGCGGCAGTGCCGCTGAGACTGTTCATTCGCAGGCGACCTGGCCGCACGAAGCTGTGGGAATCGACAAGCAGGATCAGCCGGTCGCACTTGCGGTATCTCAGAGGCGAGTCGGGCGAGTCGGGCGTCTATCCGAGCGAGATTGTTCGTCAGAAGATTATCGAGTTCGGCGCTGAGGAAATCGAGGAAGTCACCGAGCGGCATCCGATAATGGAACTGCTGCGGACTGTCAACCCGCACCATAACGGGTTTGACTCGACCTGGCTGCGGATGCTGTATCTTCAGATCACCGGCAACTCTTACATGCACCCGGTCATGGATGAGAGGCTGAACCGACCGACGGCGTTGTGGACTATGCCATCGCAATGGACGTGGATCAAGAGCAGCCGCGAAACATTCCTTGAGGGCTACGTTTACGGTCGCCAAGCACACGAGCAGGTCACGTTCACGCCTGATGAAGTGGTGCATTGGAAGTTGCCGAACCTGAATGACATGCACTACGGCCGTGGCTACGTCGAGTCGATCTGGTCTGCGTGGAACCTGCACACGGAGAAGCGGGCGACCGACCTGTCTCACTATCAGAACCGGGCACGGCCTGACTGGCTGATGATCGTGCGCAAAGGTTCGACGCCTGAGCAGATCAAGCGATACGAAACTGATATCAACAAGCAGTTGAAAGGCTCTCGGAATACCGGCCGATTCATGGCGATAAGCGGCGACGTACTACCGCAGCAACTGAACTTCCCCGAGCAGATCATCGGTGATACCGATCGTGTGGTCGAAGAAATCTCCGGCGCGTTCGGCGTGCCGGTTACCAAGCTGTTCGCCAACGATCCGAACCGTGCGAACGCTGAGACAGGCGACGCCGGTTGGCAGCGAGATTCTATCCTGCCGCTGTGCCGACTTGACGAGCAGACGCTCAACGAGCAGATCGTGCCGCTGTTCAACTTGGGCGATGACGCCTTTGTGGCGTATGACAATCCGGTGCCGCGTGATCGGAAGTTTCAGCTTGAGCGTGACACGCGGCAGACGGGCGCGGGTATCATCACCATCGACGAAGCTCGTGCCGAGGCTGGCCTGTCACCGCTTGAGGATGGCCTCGGTGCGGTGGCCCGGTTCAACGGTGTGCCGCTCGATGAAGTTGGGCAGCAGCCGGGCTTCGATCTTGGCGGCATGTTCAACCAACCGCCGAGACCTGTTGTCGTGCCTGCACCTATCCCGATTGTCGCACCTGTTACCGCACCGCTGCCTGACAAGCCAGCATTGCTGCCGCCGCCTAAACCAGCAGACGATCAGCCTGACCCTGTTGCCGCTGGCGGCGATGGCGAGGCGGCTGAGAACATAGCCGAAGGCGAGAAACTCAACGGCGCGCAGATCACCGCCGCAATAGACATCCTCAACGGCTTGAAGACGGGCGATACAGCCGAGCTTGTCGCGGTCGAGTTGCTGATTGCCGTCGGCATCAACAGCGAAAAAGCGGCCAACATGGTTGAGGCGACGATCGAACTGGTGGCGAGCAAGCCTGCCCCTGCTGTTGCGCCTGCCCCTGATGACGACGATACAGGCAAGACGGCGGCGGGCATGAACACCACGATTCCGAGCGAGGGCGGCTTCGCTGTGGCTGATGACGACAAGGCGAACGGCGAGGGCGATCACAAGCTGGGCGTCGTCATGGCACCCGTCACCAGCGAGGATATCCGCAGTAAGATGTGGCAAGTGCTGGACGCCATCAGCGAAGATGATATCGCCGAGGATGAAGGCGGCGTCGAATACGAGAGTCACATCACCGTTAAGTACGGGTTCACTGCCGAGCACATCGAGGATATCCTGCCCTCGATACGTGACGTAGCCCCGATCGAAGCAACGCTCGGCAAGGTGCGGATGTTCCAAAGCGATCAGGCCGATGTGATCTATGTCGAAGTCGAGAGCCAGGGGCTTGTCGATCTGAACGCCGAATTGTCGAAGCTGCCGAACGAAGACGAGCACGATCAGTACATACCGCACATGACGCTCGCCTACCTGCAACCAGGCAAGGGAGAGCAGTTCGTAGATGACGATCGATTCGAGGGTATGGGTATCATCTTCAACTCGCTTGACGTGCAGACCGGATCGGGCGAGACGGCGATAGTCGAATTGCGAAACGAAGAGCCGGGCGACGGTGATGATAAGGTGAAGGTTGAGCGATTGCCCGACGAGTTGTTTGACGATTGCGTCTCGCGTGCAATTCCGATTCTTGTCGCCGAGGGTATGGATCAGGATCAGGCGGTAGCCGCCGCTAACTCGATGTGCAAGATTGCAGGTGATGACGACAAACCCAAGACGGTCCTTGCAAGCTGCGACTGCTGCACTGAAGACGACGGCGGCCCGATGCCGATCAACTTCAAGGGCTGGAAGAAACCAGCACTCACACGGCCAAGCGCCGACCCTGACGCTGCGGTCCCCGAAGACCCGGACAAGCTCGGCGATGCAGACGATCCAGTCCGTGAAGGGGAAGAGCGAGACCCAATCGAACGCCTGTCAGACGACATGGCGGCGGCACTCACGGCAGCTCAAGAACTGTTGATATCGAGAATCGCCGCAATGAAGGGCAAAGCGGTGCCGGGCAAGGCACGCTCGCGGATCGTGAAGGTCAGCCAAGAAGATATCGATCGGCTATTGCGAGGCGCTGAAAGAGAAATGCGCAATGCCGTAGAGGGGCTAATCAAAGAGTCTTTGGGGGAGATCATCGCTACTGGCGGCAAGATCGGCTCAGATAGGATCGGCGAAGTTGGCGGCGTTGCACTTGAGTTTGATGTAGTCAATCCCGACGTGGTCGAGTTCGTCAACACACACACGATCCAACTGGCGGACGAGCTATCAACCTCAACGATCAATCGGCTACGGCCTCAGTTGGTCGAGGCGGCTCAAGCTGGCATGAGCAATCAGTCGATCGCGGCACTACTTGAGACTGACAAGAGCGGGCTGTTCAGTGCCGAGCGTGCGAACACGATTGCCAGAACTGAATCGGCCCGTGCGTTCGTCGAAGGCGAGCAAGAGGGCTGGAAGCAGAGCGGCGTTGTTGAGGGCGTGCAGTGGCTGCTTTCGCCGGGAGCGTGCGAGTACTGCCATGCAGTCGCAAAACAGTTCGAGGGCAAGGTGGTTCCGCTCGGCGAGTCGTTCTTGCCGAAGGGAACGACGCTGACAGGTACGAACGGCGGATCAATGAAGCTGGACTACTCGGCGATCAACGGGCCACCTTTGCACGTAAATTGCAGGTGCGATCTAAACCCCGTTATTAGCAGCGATTAGGAGAGTATACCATGGATACACCACTACGCAAACAGTTCGCAGCCGACGTGACCGTCAAGGCGGGCGACCGTGCCGTCGTTGCGAAGATCACAACCGAGGCGGTTGACCGAGACGGCGAGGTGCTGCTCGCATCCGGCATGGATTCGACCGACTTTGAGAAGTCGCCGACCGTGTTTTTCAATCACGATTACACGGTGCCGGTCGCCCGTTGCGTTGGCATGAAACGGGAGGACGATCACATTCTGGCCAAGACCACATTCCCCGAAGCGCCGGACGATCATCAAGGCGAATGGCTACCGAACACGCTGCTGCACATGTTCGCCGAGCATATCATCAACGGCTTCTCAGTGGGCTTCGCACCGATAGAGAGTAGGCCGCCGAGCAAGAAGGACCGCGAACAATTCGGCGATGATGTTAGGTTCGTCTTCAGCAAGTGGAAGCTGCTCGAATACAGCGTTGCCCCGCTGCCGGCGAATCAGGATGCACTTAGAACGGCGGTAGGCAAGCGGCTGATAACCAAGTCCGCAGCGCTGATGGTCATGCCTGGCATCGAGATTGCCGAGCCGAGCCCAAAGCGGATCATCGTCGTACCGGTCGCTCTGCCGATCAAGGCAGCCGACTTCGCACGAGAGCCAGGCGAGAACATGCGCGAGTGCATGGCTCGTGGTATCGATCAACTCACAGGCGATGGTATAGCCGAGGAGGCGGCGATTGTGCAGGCTTATAAGACCTGCCTTGTATTGGCACCGCCAGCAAAGGCTATACCAAAGGTGATAAGAAAACGGCGTAAGCTGGACCAAAAAGCTATCGCCGAGCAGGCCATCGCCATGTTCCATGCGAAAAAACAGGGCAAGATTTATCTGTAATGCACTTGACAGAAGCAGGCGAGTCGGTCCATAATCACGAGTGACACAACCGCACCGCCCCGCTCAGGGCCGAACAGGCAACACAGCCAGAGTCGGACAGGGCACATCAGGGCGACCCGGTAAATAGCAAATCTGCAAGCCACGTATCACCCCTACACTGGAGTCAACTGCGATGAACCTCTCCCATTTTACCGATGTGATCGTGCCTGCCGCTCTGGCAACTCTCGAAGACAAGAGCGATATGGCGGCACTCAAGGCAAAGGCTATTGTGCTGATCGGCGAAGAGCCGGTTGTCGATGAAGAAGGCAACCCAATCGACATCGAGCAGGTAGCCCTGATCCCGACCGGGACCGCCAAGAAGCAGGAAGAGGAAGAAGAGGACGACGAAGAGGAAAAGAAAAAGCAGGACGATGAGGAAGAGGAAGACGACGAAGAGGTCGCCAAGTCCATCGCTGCTAAAATCTCCGTCATGGTCGGCAAAGAATTGAAGCTGCTCACGACCACGATTGGCAACGCCAGCAAGGACATCAAGGCGCTGGCCGTTAGTGGCGGCGACAACCGCAACGATGACACGTCACGCAAGATGGGCTGGAAGAGCTTCGGCGAGCAACTTCAAGCCGTGGCCGCTCATGCCAACTCGCATGGTCAAACGACTGACAAGCGACTGCATACGAAAGCCCCCGCCGGCATGAACGTCAGCATCCCGTCAGAGGGCGGGTTCCTGATCGCTCCTGAGTTCGCCGAGGGCATCATGTCAATCGTGCATGAGCAGGAACCGCTACTCGACAGGATCGACGTTGTGCCGATCCAGGCATCGTCTATCAAGATCCGAGCAATCGACGAGAGCAGCCGTGCAGACGGCAGCCGTCGCGGTGGCGTGCTCGGTTACTGGGTCGAAGAGGGCGGCAGCCTGACGGCGAGCAAGCCGAAGTTCCGCCTGATCGAACTGAACCCGCGCAAGCTGGCGGTCCTGGCGTACATCACTGAAGAGATGTTGCAAGACGAACCGCAGGCGATGGACCAGGTTATCAGCACTGGCGCGGCTGAGGAGATTGGCTTCAAGACCGGAGATGCTATTTTCAACGGGGCCGGCGTGGTCAAGCCGTTGGGCATTCTCAACAGTCCATGCCTGATATCGCAGGCCAAGGAGACCTCGCAGACTGCCGATACGGTAGTCACTGAGAACATCGTCAATATGTGGTCACGGCTGCACGTCTCGGCTCGTGCCAATGCGGTGTGGTTCATCGATCAAACGGTTGAGCCTCAGTTGCACCTGATGAGCCAAGCGGTCGGCACCGGCGGTCAACTCGTCTACATGCCTCCAGGCGGCATAAGTGCGGCTCCGTATGCGACGCTGTACGGCAAGCCGGTCGTCGCAACTGAGTTCAACAAGGTTCTCGGCGACGAAGGCGATATAATCCTCGCCGACATGAAGCAGTATCTCGGCGCGACTCGCGGCGATATCAGGGCTGACATGTCGATCCATGTCCGATTCTTGACGGATGAATTGGCCTTCCGATTCATATTCCAGGTTGACGGACAGCCGTGGTGGAATGCACCATTGACGCCGAAGTCCGGCGGTGCAACGCAGTCCCCGTTCATCACCTTGGCAGAGCGAGCGTAAGCAGTCGCCGCACGACGACGGCGTTGATTGACTTGTAAAATGAAACCCTGACCTTGGAGCAATAAGCAA